CCTGTAGTAGCCGTTAATGCGTTACAAGTAAAGTTCTCTGATGAACTGCCGTTTGCGTCTGCCTTAGAATTAAGTGCTGTTCTTACTGCTGTGAACTCAGTATCAAAGTCAGCACCTGATATTACTTTTCCGGGGTCTGTGTCAGCTAAGGCATCTTTCCCTGACCAGCCTACCGCTATTGTATAGTTACTCATAATGTTTTACCTTGTTTAAATAATAATGATATTGATTGTAGTGATGCTTTGTATCCTTTTGTTACTGCGTCCCACTCTATTCTTATATACTTAGCATTTCCGGATAGTGGGACTGAACGCTCTTTAAATCCGTGGATTGGAGCGTATTTAGACGAAGAAGGGTGTAGCGTCGAGTTATGCGTATGTGTAGCTGTAGTAGCCCCATATAAAGACAACGCATTACCCCAGTACGAAGGTTCACCGCTTAGTGTAGGATTAAGTTTAAATGTAGGAGATATTTTAGGTGTAGTCTCAAAGTCTTTATATAGTCTTATACCTACGTCTGTCCCTTGACCTCCGGCAATTACCATAATCAATTTTTTTAAGATAGATGATTGTACTCCCTGTCCTAAATCTAGCTCCGCTGTAGCAAATGCAGTAGTATAACTATTATAAGTATATGCACTAGAACCGCTATAGTCTACATCATAATAACCTTCATAAGTAGCAACCCTTCCTGACTGTTGTCCTACTAGCAAACCATAAGTTTCTGTGTAAGACATACTAGCAGGTTCTCTACTGTCTGTAAAGTGCCATTTAGTTATTCTAGGAGTTTCTTTAGATGTCTTATATGTAGTGTCAAAAACATATGTAACATTTCTATCTACAAAAGAAAGTAAATATAGACCCTCATTTAACATAAATGCTGACTTAACATTTGTACTTCCATTAATGTTAGCTATCAGCTCATCCTTAATTGTTATAGACTTTTCTGTCAGAGGTAGTTTGTCTAGCTGAGTAGTTCTAAATAAAGACCTAACACCAGTATCCGACAAGAAGTATAAATCATCTCCGATGCTTTGTATAGAATCTCTAGAGACACAGCCTATTCCTCTAATTACTTCATCTAGTGCTATATTAGCTATTGTGTCAGGGTCGTTGTATATAGCAATATTTTCTTTACCAAAAATAACTAACTTACCTGCAAAAGGGTGTATAGCTACAATACTGTCGTGACCCCATACAGATTTTAAATCTATAACGCCACCGTCAGAAGCTCCCCATTTATGACCGTCTAACAGTTTAGAGTAAAACAGTACATCGTCTTCTTCTGTTATTCCTCCAGCCCACATTCTACCATAAAATCCCATCATACAACTAGGGTCAAATGTTGTTATTCCGTGTGGTGCTGTATATCCTGAAGTATCTTTTAATTTAGACCAAGTGCTACTAGAATATCTTAAAGGGTCTGAATCATACTGAGATACAAATAATTCATTATTAAAGTTAGAAAACTGCCAATCAGAAGAAGAAGCACCAGTAGCAAAAGCGTTAATCCACGCATTGTCTTTATCTGATAAATCTACCTCATACATATTAGTACCTACACCGGCAAATACTTTATAATTAGTTCCATCATAATGCTCTACCAAAGAACCAATTTTAGCTCCTCCGTTTAGTGTTTTTTGTTTGAGACCTTTACGAAAAGCTACTTTACCGCCTTCAGTATAGACAATGTTATCTGCCTTAGTAAACCAATTAGGTCCAAGTGCAGTAGCAGTTGTCTGAGTATCTATACCGTCAATACCAATAGTGTCTAAAGGTATAGCTTGGATCTGCTTAGATTCTAATGCCATATTATACTACTTTCCAATCTCTTTCGTATTCCATATTACCTGCGTCTAATTGTACCGCAAGGTTTAAAGAGTCTCTAGCTTCTGCAGCAACAGCACTAGAAATACTTCCTCCGTCCTCTCCTCTTTCTGCTATAGCTCTAGCCCAAGCTCCAAGAATCACAGGCTGTGAAGGAACTCTTAATACTTGTGATGCTGTAGCTAGTTCTTTTTGAGCACCGACAATATTTACAGATATAGTCTGTGTAGAATCAGGGACAGGATAAAAGTCAATATTAAAATCAGGTTCTCTATTTACACCTGCTTGAGCTACTCCATTAAAAGCATATTTAGTAGGCTTACCACTAGCTGCTTGAGATAAAGGAAATACAGCTTCGTTAAGCCAATCATTTGGTACTTGCTCCAATACTTGTCCAGTATCTTGACATATAACATCTAACACTTTAAAAGACACGCCCGCACCTCTAGTAGCATCACCTAAAGTATATTGCATATTTCCTGATTGTGTTTTAATATTAAATGTCTCTCTTAGTGCGTTCCAGTCGTGATAAGACTCTACATTCTTTTTAGAATCATTAACTAACTCTCCAATTAGTTTTTGATAGTCAGACACAGATACAGAATCGTATAAGTTACCTGACCAGTCAGAGTCTATAGTATCTTCTCTTAACCTTCTTAAAACACTATTAATAATTTCTCTGTATGTCATTTACTTCCCCTTGGCTAATTGAGCACCAAAATAAAATTCTATAATCATTGTAGCCCATCCAAATATTTCATCCATCTTGAGTACAGCACCTGCTTCTACTTTTACATACTCAATAACATCAGGAGTCAATTGAAACCCTAGTATGCTAAAACCTTCTATAACTGTAGGAACTATAGTAGGAACATCAAAGAATACAGGAGCTATCTGTGTAAATATAATTAAAGCCAGTATTACAAATATAATGACTCGTCTGTT